CTTCAAGTCCGCTGCTGAAGAGTTCAACGTCACGGTCACGAAAGAGGCAATACCAATATCCATAACGCTTGACCAGAATGATGAAGCGGCTTTAGCAGCAATCCAGGATGGTAAGGTGCAATCAAGGAGCTATGCCGAGGCGACTAACAATATGGCAATCCGGCTGAACTCGGTGATAGCGGAATCAATAGCTGAAGGCCGGAGCATCCCCACGACAGTCAGCGAGATGCAGAAGGCGGTGAATATGGAGGCGGGTTCGCTGCGGCGCATAGCCCGGACGGAGATCATCAACATTGGGAACGAGGGCAGGCTGGCAGCTTACAAGAAGCAGGAAGGCAAAAGGCCAAAAACCAAAAAGCCGTTCCGCTATACGCTGATAGTGGCTCTGGGGCTGCGGACTTGCGATGCTCACCGGGAGCTGGCGGCCCGCATACCTGCAAAGGGATTGCCGATGAACGAACTATTCGACCTTCAACAAGAGGTCGGCGCATCGCACGGTATGGCGCTTTCGGGCAACTCCCTGTTGCATCCGAACCAGCGCACGGTGCTGGTCAGGGTGTCTTGATGGAGCATTGTAAGAAGTGTCAGGCCGCTGGTACGCGCGTACACATACTATCAGGAGGCTTCTGTCAGGAGTGCCAGGGAGAGTACGACTGGAAGAACGCCCCGCGCGTTATACATCAGCAGAAGATGAAGGGCCGGAGGATAGCGCAATATGAAAAGGGCAAGCGCCGGATAAAGAAGAAGTGGGAAGAAGAGTTTGGCGATGCCTCGGTCGAAGAAGTGAGGGAGTACCGTGGGCATTGAGATCCGTGGCGACAAGAAGTTCAGGGCGTTGCTCAAGAAGCTGATGGCGAAATACCCGGAGGTACTGGATGCTTCTATGGATGATTTGGCGGCGGCGGTGCATCAGACCGCCGCTCGATTCTGCCCGGTGGATACAGGGAACCTGCGAAACAGTATCAATGTAAGAACGGTTAAACGCAAATGGATTGTTGGTACTGCGGTCGTATATGCTCCCTTTGTTGAGTACGGCAAACCGGAGGGTACTGGCCCCGGCCTTTCTGCGGAAGGGAAGGGCGGCCCCTTCCCGTTTATGCGGACGGGCTACCAGAAGAATAAGGAAAGGGCAGCCGAGTTCTTCGTGAAGAACCTACCCTAACCGACTTTGAGATTAATGTTTAATAGAACCACACGAAATACCGCCTGATGCCGACCGACACAGGCTGGAAGGTCTATCGCCAGGAGTGGTACAATGACCGGAAGATGGAGACATTCATCTCCGCCCCTATCGTGGATAAGCAGAACGACCTGATACCCACTACAGTGATAAACGACTCGATGGACTTCTTTATGAAGTACGGAGTCTATTCGTATCATCACGAGGAAATGCCGATTGGTATTCCGCTTGCCTACAAGATAAAGGATGGAAAAATCAAAATCAGGGTTGGCATTCACAGCCGGCTCCCGATGCACGACAAGGTGTGGAAGGAAATAAAGGACTTCGGAAAGCGCGGAGCCAGCAGCATCAGGGGTGAAACGATCTGTCAGGACTTGGTTTGCCCGGACGACGCCGCGAGCTGCTTCAACAAGATCAGCGAGCTGGGGCTGTGGTCCGTATCCTGGGTGGGTGACAACCCGGCCAATGGAGAAGCGAAGGTGACTGATGTGTCGCTTGCCAAAGGCGAAGCCGACAATGAGGAATCTTTTATTAACAATGGCCCACAATCCACCGTTATGCCCGAATCCGACAAGGGATGCGATTGCAAGGCTGCCGAAGCCGAATCGGAAGAGAAAGCCGATGAAGTGATTGCCCCGGAAGATTTGCCTGATGTCCCTGAAGCTGCTGAACCGGAAGAGGAAGCACCGGAAGAGGAAGTGAAGGAGGAAGAGGAAGAGCTTACTCTGGAAGGCCTGAATGAAGAGATGAAGGCTCTGAAACAGGTGCTTGCGGATCTTTATGAAGAGAAGCAAGCCCAGAATGAAGAAGATGATGAGGAGGAGGAAGAGGAGGAAGATGAGGAAGAGAAATCAGACACCTCCTTTGAGGACGCAATGAAAACGCTGAAGAAGTATGGCGTTGGCGTCTATGCCGGTCGGAAGCGGACACCCGCTCCGAAGCGTGATATTCCTGCCGTAGCAAAAATGGACTACCTGAATGTGACAGCATCTTGGGACGAGATTGAAGCAGCAGTAGGAGGGAAATAAAATGGCAATATCATTTGAAGAATACGTAAAAATGTATTACGAGGGAGGATATGACCTCTCGAAGCGATACGGAATACGCAAGGACGACGAAATGCTGTCAGGCACGTCAGGCACCCGGAATGTTCTCTTCGGTGCGAAGGTTTTTTCGCAGCTTAATACGAAGTCCGAGATTTTCAAGCTTCTGAAGAAGGAGCCGTGGACGCAGAGCGGCTGGAGAACGCTGACTGGCCGACACTCGACCACGCTTGGCGCGGCAGAGTCTGGAGCCTTCCCTGCGACCGAGAAGCCCGACATCGTGGAAGTGACTGCAACCCTGAAGGAAATAGTGACCGCGTGGGAGACAAGCTCGAAGGCTGAAATCCTGTCTGAAGCGGATGACGGACTTGGCAACCTTGCAGCGTTCCTGCGCCGCGAGAATGGCGAGGCCCACGCTTACTATCTGGACAACCAGCTAACGACCTCCGTGGAGGCTGACAGCGATGGTACGACCGGGGCAGGACTGGCAGGCAACAATCTTGAGTCTTTAGATAGAGTAACGGCAGATTCAGATTATGCCGCCGATGCACAATCCCCGTGTAACAGTCAAGATGATTGTGATATGTATGGTTTGGATATTACATCCGCAACGTGGTTTAATGCAGGATATTGTCACTTTACAGGTGATGGAAGCAACAATGCTCTTGCGCTGGACGACATTGATACCGGCATCGCAACGCTGCTGAACAACGGCCTGAACTACAATGACCTAATTCTGGTCACAGGTCACGACTCCTATCAGGACTTGAAAGGACTGATGCAGGCAGGTACTGGAGCCGCGTGGCGCTATGACCTGAAAGGTGCTGGAGCAGCCAATGTGAATGGAGTGACCGGTGAAGCCGGGCTGAACTTCGACTCCCGCGTCGGATCCTACGATGGTATCCCGATATTCGTATCACAGCACATTCCATCGGACGGCGTATCTCGTATCTATATGCTTGACACATCTGCGCTGGCGATGAGGATAGCAGCACCGACAACTTACATAGACAATACCAACCTCGCAATCAGGCAGTCGCTCTCGATGGAGTATGCCTTCCTGACGGCTGGCGAACTCATAGCGTATCGCAGAGACACAAGCGGCAGCATCCGTGACTTGTTATAGGTGAATTGGAGGCTAATTAGATGGCCCTCATCACCAACAACAGCGATAGGCTGCTTCACCGTCGGCTACCTCGTGGGGGCAAAATCACTTGGCGTCCCGGTCAAACGGTTGAGGTCAAAAGCGAGCGACTTATCGCACAGCTTGAAACGCAGCGTGTTTTCAGCCGATCGGAAGAGATTGGCCCGGCAGGTCACCTCCCGAAGCCTAAAGTGGGCCGCCGATCGCGTCGCCCCGCCGCCCCGGAAGAAAGGCAAAAATTAGGAGAGGCGAGGCCGAGGCGCAAGCCGAAGGCACCGAGCAAGGGCTTGAAGAAGAAAACCAACGATCATCCCGGTATGATCTGCGGCAAGGCCCACCCTGGAATGAAGCACGCTGACTGGATGGCGGACAAGAAGGGTAAGAAAGGCATCGGTATTGACCTCGATGGCGACGGTAAGGTTGATGTCGTTGTCGGGGGCGACTGATGGCTAATACAGTAACGCCCAAAAGACACAGCAATTCAGTAAAGACATCGCTTATCCTGAACGGCGGTGCTGAATCTTTGAGCACAACTTATGCAATTACAATAGACCCTATTGATGTTGAGACATACGAAAGGGCAACTATCCAGATAAGGAATACAGATGCAAGTATAGCATATACGGCGCAAGTGTTTGGTACATTGTTTGGTGAGCCAACGGCACCCGCAACGGCAGCAGCCGCAGGAAGTCATTGGTGCCAGATAGGAGACGACATAACCTGTGCAGCGGCATCAGGAACATTAAAGTCTATATCCACTACTGGTTTAAGACAGCTATGCGTTAGAATAAAGACCGCATCAAGCACAGATACATTAGATGCAGGTAATTGCTTGGTATTCTTACAGGGGACCGTGTAGTGAATGCCGAAGGCGACTTTGGCAGAACAGCTTTTTAACCGGCTTTATGATGCCGCGCACGCCGCTTCGATAGAGGAGGCTGAAGGATAGATGACCACAAGAACTTCAACCCAAAGTGGCAATTGGAGAGCTGATGATGTAGACACTTGGGGATTGGGTGCAGATACCTACCCGGCTGCTGGAGAACACATTGTTATTGATAGTGGTCACACTGTAACATTGGGAGAGAGCAACGATGCAGGTTCTCTTCGAGTCAATGGAACATTAGCAGGAGACCATACTGTTACATTAAATGACGGTGGTAATTCAGCTATACTACATAATGATGGAACTATAAACAACACACCTAATTTTACAATAACAGGAGGAACGAATCGAGAAATCAAAAACGATGGTTCTTCTACATTAGGAACTATAACAATTAATTCATCAGGACAGACATTTTCTTTGGCTGGTCCTAATATTCACACTTGGGAAGCACTTACAATAACGGCAGGAACATTAACTACTAATGATGGTTCAGATAGAGACCTTACAGTAACAGGCGATGCTTCAGTCACAGGAACGCTGACGGGCAACGCTTCTGCTATCTCTCTCGGCAGCCTTACCATCGCGGACGGCGGCACTTACAACGCCACCAGCGGGACTACTACTATTACTTCTGAAACAGGTGGCTATGCTTGGAAGAATGAGGAAACAGACGGCACGGGTTTCGTTCACAATAATGGTAAGGTGAATATAGGAGGAGGCGTTTCGGGATACCCTGATACCCAAGTCCAAGAGAATACCTTTTATGATTTTGAAATAGACTTTAACGATGAACCAAACCACGATTGTAGTATGTATGATATTACTGGCGGTACAATCACCTTTTATGGTGATTTCACGAATACGGTAAGTCGGTTGGGAAGTTCTGATAATTTTATTATACACGGTAATACTTACAATCACAGTAATTGGAGTAATGGCGCTTGGTCAAGTGATATGACCTATCACGGCCTTGTGACAAATACAGGAACATTCTATACTTCAAGCGGTGACAATAACTTCAACGGCGGAGTTCGCAACCTCGGGACTTTCAATTCAGCCCATACACTTACGATAGGCGGCACCGGGGCAGTTCTGGAAGGTAATCTTGATGATGCAATCATTAATGTAAATC